CAGGGGTAGTCCCTGTGTTGCACAAGCCCCACCTCGTGGGATTTTCTATTAAATTTTTGATCATACAAATCACGTGCAATAGGCTCAAGGAGCGTGCCATGTGCCGTCGCCGCATTCCCCGCCCACTTGGTTCGAAGTACCTTTTTCTTGACAAACGCATCTGGACTTTCGAAATGACTTTCGCCGAGAGCACTTGCAACGTCACTGGCCGTGATCATATTCTCACGGAGATCTAACCATTCCTGAGACCTTTGTTCGGCATATTCTTGCGCAATGAGTTCACGTGCTTTCTTGACCACCGGTGGTAGACTTTCCATTGTTCACAGGAATCTTCTTATTTTTGAAACGAGGATCAGTCTTAAGTACAATCTCTGCGGCGTTTTGCTCAGCCTGTTTCTTCGTGGTTGCAAATCCCGACCCACAGTCCATACCATCCACGACGACGGTAATGAAGAATTGACCGTTGGTTTGACCATCCAACCGGTACTCGGGCAAAGCGTACTTCAAGGCTTGACACCACCGCATGAGCTGGTCTTTCCAATTATCGTCTGCAAGGGAGGTTTGAACCTTTGTGAACGAGTCAAGCACGAAACGCTTCGCATGAACCATACCGAGGTCCAAATAGATAGCACCGACAAAGGCCTCAAACACATCTTCCATAATGTGTTCATTCGTGTTCCAGCCGTTGCGTTCACCCTTTTCATCCATCAAAATGAGTTTGTCGAGACCAAGCACTTTAGAGATTTCACATAAGGTTTTCCCGCGAACCATCTTCGTTCGAGCCTTTGTCAGGAACCCCTCCTGTTCCTTTTCGTGCAGGTCAAAAAGGTGTTTGGTTATGACAAATCCAAGGACAGAATCGCCCATGAATTCGAGAGTTTCGTACGAACCAGTGAGACCTGAATACCGCTTCAGGGCTGACTTGTGCGTAAACGCGCGACGATACAGTGTAAGATCTTTGACTTTGGTCCCAACCAGAGCATTCACGACATCACGTGAAAGCTCTGGAGGGGGAAGGAGAACAACTTGTTGTTCGACTCGAGAGGTGATCTCCATTTTGTCTATGTTATATTACACACGTGGTTTTGTTTTAAGTCATTGAAACCGAGTCCGAAGGACTCGTGATCCCTAAAATTGGAACCACTTAGGCAGTGGCGGTTGCGGCGGGCTTGGCAACCTTGGGTCGCATCTTCTTCTCCTTTGGGACCTCGGTAGCTGCGTCAGTGGAAGTGGAGGCGGGAGTCTCAGCAGCCGCCTTCTTGGCCCGGGGCTTCTTCTCACCCTCTGGCTTGGGGTCCTTGATATAGTGCTTGTTCATGTAGCGCTGAATATTCAGGAAGGTCAGCTGCACATCCGCAGGCACATCCAGAAGGGTCTTCAGCTTCTCATCCATGTTAATCTTCTGGCCATCCTTCAGACCGTGGGTCTCCAGGTACTTGTTCACAAAGTTAGAAACCTGTGCACGAGAAATCAGCTCCTCAGGACCAATCCCCAGGAAAGCCTTCAGCTCCGGAGACACCTTCTGGGGCTTGTTGAACCCATTGTTCTTGGCACGAGCCTCCTTCTTCTCACCAGTCGGATCCTCAAAGTGCTGGCGAATCTTCCGAATGTCCTTGTGCAGAGCACGTTGCTCCTTCGCCAGGGCCTCAATCGCAGTGAACAGAGTCTCGATGGTTGCCATCTTGTACTCTGTGTACACCTGTCACCTTTAAGCCAGGAATAGGCTCAAGAACAAGACCAAGAGCAAAGGTATCAGTGCAATCAGTGCAACTTGCCACACTTTATATGAAGGTTCAGGAGGTTGCTGAATCGGTGTTGCACCCGGAACGCTCGTCGGTTCTTCACTTTGTGGAAGATTCACACCAAATCCCGCAGGTAAAGCGAGACCTGCAGATGGACGAGTTTCGAACCGTACAATATCAGGGTCCCTATTTTCACACATATTTGAACAACATCCCGGATCACACTGGTACACCAGGCCGTTATTTTTGCTAATGTATCCACACACGTTCGAGTAAAAGTTCAAAGGGTCTGTGACACACGAACAATCTTGTAAAATATACTTGGCGCTACAGGAGGACGCCATACTTACAAAAGTTAAAGAATATTTTTGTTTCCACAATACAGATGGAGTTTGGTGAGCCCAAGAAGCTTCCAGACGGACGGTACTTTTTGAAGGTGACGAATGGAACGCATCAGCTGAACGGCCTGAAGCTTCAAGGCACGCTCGAGACCAAGTCCGTGAATTTCAGTGTTCCCGAGTCTGTAGATTTGTTTACAAAAATCGATGCTGAAATTGTGGCCAAGGCGAAGGAGTCTTCCGTGGCGTGGTTCGGAAAGGAACTCTCAGCCGACACTATTACCAACGCATATCAGGAGAGCGTCACTGATGGTACGCTGGGTGCGTCCTTGGCTACCGTCAAGGGCCAAGTCACGACAACCGCCTTTGACTCCCAGAAGACGCCACTTGAACTTCCAACCGTTAAGGATGGAGCAACGTGTGACATCATTCTCGAACTTTCAGGCCTGTGGTTCCTGAAAAAGTCGTTCGGACCCGTGTGGCGCGTGCTTCAGGTGCGCGTCCGTGGAACTCCGGCAACGCCACCTCCCAAGCAGTACATGTTCACGGACGAGCCCGAGGATGAGGAGGACCCAGCAGACTTTTTGGATTGACCGAAGCCCGTCCAAAGTTCCAGGAGGCTCCGCTTGGACAACCGGGCCGGACCTGAAGGCCCGGCCCACTTGGAAAAAATATCCCGACTTAGTATAAATGAATCGCAAGGGTCTGGCGATTGTTGTCCTCATCGCCATTATTTTGTTCCTTCTGTTCGCGGGTGGGAAGAGCCGGTTCGGTATGTCCAACCAGGGCGCGGCGGCCGTGTACGGTGCAAACATCAGTAGCGGCCCTTCCATGGGTACTGGTGTTGCGAACCAGGGGCGGGACCTGATGCCCGCCCCCACTGGTAACATGGGCGACAACATCGGTCAGACCGTGTCGTCCGCCAGCCTGATCCCCCGTGACGTTGTAGCCACCGAGGACTTTGGTCAGTTCAGCCCAGACAAGATCCTCGGCAACCAGAACTACCTGGACCCGCGCAGCCAAATTGGCTACCCCGAGACCCTGGGTGGTGTTCTGCGCAACGCCAACCGCGACTTCCGCTCCGAGCCCCTGAACCCCCGCACCCCAGTGAGCATCTTCAACCTCAGCACGATCCCCCCTGACGTCATGCGGCCCAAGTTTGAGATAGATTACGAATATGCCTAGTCCAGTCGCACCGCGACTGTCCGCTCCCTTACAGCAGCACGCGTCGCTTCGCTAAAAAATAAGTCCTTCGGACTTACTAGAAATGGATTTTAAAACTGCTATGACTGAGTGGGTCGCTCTAAAGGCCCAGTTGGCCGCAGCTCGCAAAGATCTCCAGACGCTCAACAAGCGCGAGAAGGATCTTCGCAAGTTTGTGACTGTGCATATGAAGCAAAATGAGATTGATACCGTCAAGGTTCAGGACAAGGTCAAAGTCAATCTCAAGGTAAAGATGACGCGCGGATCTATTACAAAAGAGGTTATTCTCAAGGGTCTTCGCACGTTCTTTGGTGGAAACGAGGCACAGGTCGAGGGCGCGTGGAACGCCATTCAGGACTCGGCCCCAACCAAGGAAACGCCTTCCGTGTCCGTCACGGGACTTAAGGAGCTCGTGCCTTGAATACACAAGTAAAAATGGGTCAGGGCGACGAGTACTCGCGTGATGCCTATGACTATCAGCTCGTCTATTCAGACGACGACTCGGACGATTTCGACTCTCAACTCGATCCAGAGGATTGGGAAGATGTGTACTCTCAGGAGCTTCTCGATGCGTGGATGACGATTCGCATGTGGTACGAGGATCAGTATCTTCCAGTCCGTACAACCTATCACGACTTTGTCGAGTTTGTGGTGACTCCAGGTCCCTGGTTCACGTACGAGACGCCAAGCCCCGTATGCACAATGCTTTGGAACGAAATTTCAAAGATTCAGGTTATTTCCGACCGTGTCGACCTCGAGCAGTTTACCGGATGGTTCAAACATAATATTGAAAATTAGTACGAATGATTGACATTACAGGACCCAAGGTGCTTGTGCCAACCATTCTTTTTGCTCTCTTGAGCCCAGGCCTTCTACTCTCTTTACCTCCAGGCGCTGGATTCTTGATCAAAGTTCTGTTCCATGCTCTCGTCTTTGCCCTCCTCAACTGGGCAATCATCAATTTTGTTTTCAAATTCACCATGACCTTTGCAGACCTGATTGTGCCTGCCCTGTTCTTTGTCCTTTTGACTCCAGGAGTTATTCTCACTATACCTGCAGATGGTCCGATGTTCTTCTCAGGTTCCACGGGTATAGTCCCCGTGATGGTTCACTCTGTTGTTTTCTCCATCGTGTGGGCAAGTACGCGAGGTCTTTTTCCACAGTTCTACTAGGAGAGGATGAAATATCTCGTTATAGGTCCAGGTGCGATGGGGTTCTTTATATACCTCGGTGTCGTGTCTCGACTCAAAAAAGATGGGCACCTCTATGACCTCGAAGCCATATCGGGAGCATCCGCGGGTGCAATTCTCGGCCTGTTGTATTGTTTTGCCAAGGGGGACGCGACGCGGATTTTAGACTATGCCCTCGATGTTCCCGTAAAACAGATTATGAAACCAAATATCAAGTCTCTGTTGACAAACTATGGTCTTATCCCATCGAGTAAAATACGAAAGGTTTTTGGAGATGCGTGTGTCCGTTTCACGGGTCGACCGGACATGACGTTCCGAGACTTGTACGAGTATTTTCCTATAAAATTACACGTCTCGGCATATAATGTCCAGTTCATGAAGACCGACTACTTTTCCGTGGACACCACACCGTCTATGAGCGTTCTTGATGCCGTGTGCTCGAGCATTGCCATCCCGTTTTTGATCGCAAGTACAAACGGGTACATTGACGGTGGGTCAGCCGAGGTGGTTCCCGGTGCGCCTTTTTTGGGACGTGATGACGTCTTCGCCCTTCGGCTTGAATGGGGACGGCCTCTAGAAATCAAAGACTTGAAAACATATACGATGAGTATTTTGAGTTCAACTATGAAACTCCGGGCAACGTACGATTTCCCGACGATTGCAATACCCCCAGGTGATGAAAACGTCTATGATTTCAGTGCGTCAAACGAGGCAAAGCTTAAGATGTTCCTCAAAGGTTTCGAGCAGACCCGTTAGGATCTACGAGGCCGGAGGCCTCCATGAACTTTTTTCGCAAGTAAAAGTAACAAATGCGAACCATCATTCGTTCCGGATATGTTCAGCACCGGAAGCGCAAGACCATCACCGTGCATCGCAAGGATGGAAAGACCTACCGGTACACGCGCAAGGCGGGAACGACCCGCGTGCGTCCCGTGCCCACCAAGGATGTGGGTGCGATCGGTAAGGGTCCCAAGATCATCGGCCCACTCAAGGCGGGTATGTTGACCCGGTACCATTACCACCCAGTGGAGGCTCCCACCAACCGTCACAAGGCACTTACGCGTGCCGTGACCAAGGGTCACGAGGACCCACACGCCGTCATTCGCCGTCTGATTGCCATCAGTACACTGACCAAGCGGACTCTGCCCCGTGCGTCTCGAATTTACAAGCAGGATGCTGCTTGGGTCCACAGCAAGTACTCTAAGATGTTTGGTCGGAAGCGGCGTTAATTTATTTGTATATAGAAATGAGTCAAACGCGTATTCAAGCGTTTCAAAACGACGCAAAAACTCGGAAATTTATAACAGTCATTGGACATGGAACACTCATTAGTGCAAAAGATCCTTCGTTTAACGTTCACGGTTCAACGTTTTTTAAAGTACCTGAAGGCATGTCTGTCGTTTTCATATCCAAACCGGGGTACTTGATTTCATTGAGTGAATTAAAAGATGATAAAATGATGAGTCTTTTACATAGTCAATCAAAACTACGCAAGTTTATAGGTGATGCTCTTCCGGAGAGTGAAACTCCCAATGTTGTTAAAAAGTCGGGGTGGAATTGGAAGAATCATATATACACGTCGGGAATGAATTGCCCAAACATGGGTCTCGAGTTTTATGATAATTCAATTACACCATGGGGCTGGTGGTACAATACCCAGTGCGGAGTGTGGTATCCTGGAACGACGCGTCCGCGAGAGTACAAAGGAAAAAAGGGAACACTGAAAAACCTCGTGTCGAGTCTTGACCGAAAAGGAATAGTTATCGTGTTTGGGTGTCGCGGAGATCCTGAAACCGCTGCAAATACGCGACGGGCGTTTAACGTGTTTGGTGCGTTCGGTGGTCAAAAGTACAAAGTGCCACAGACGGCATTGGTTCAAAACATCAAGACACTCGAGCGCGTTGCAGCAAGATACCTGAGTACAAAACGTGTACGCGAACCTGCATTGACTTTGAAAAAAAACAGTGTAAATAGACCTGCAAAACGTCGACGTACGCGCTCTAAAATCACAAGTAAGTGAAACTACACCCACACAATAGCATCTCCAACCCCGTGTACGGGTCCCGCAAAAGGCCACAAAGGTTCGATAGACCATCGACCAGAGTGACTGAGTATATCAAGGAGTATATGCAAGGCGTATATTTTCCGAGCTCTTGAATTTTGTATCAAAATTAATGACAAAAGGGAGTGAGGTGCCTTATACAAGACTGAGTATACCCACCAGTCTTGTACGAGTGACCAGGAACGTACCCACGGAACGAGAAATACCATGGGTATGTCAGGTGCTATAGACCAGAACGCATCGGACCATGAAACGGCTCCGAAGGTTAATTGGGTACAAAATATATGTTGTGGCCAAAGCATCTCCCCTTAAAACATACACACAAAGTTCTTTTATATGGAGTACACGCTCCAAGCCATAGCTGCTGATATATGGGCATCACTCGGGCCAGGGTATTCCGAGTCCGTGTACCATTGTGCGTTCGAGGTGGCACTCCGCGACCGTCAGATCCCCTACGAGACGGAACGTATCGTCCCCGTCTTTTATGGCGGTCAAAACGTCGGACATGTCAGAGCAGATCTGATTATCGATCGTCGGTTCGTTGTGGAACTCAAGTCGGTAAGCCGTCTCAATGAGACATACCGAATTCAGACCCGAAACTACCTGACCCTTTTGGGTCTCCATGTGGGATACCTCATCAATTTTCCAGATAAATTAGGATCCTTTGAGTTTGAGCGGATCGAAAAGGAAGTCTTGTCTCATCCAAGTGTGGAGATGTTCTAGTAGTACATAAAAACTTTAGATCTGAAATTACACTGTGGAAATATATTCCCACGCAAGTTCTTTACAAATTTTCTCCCAAATTTGGTCTTGGACATAGAGTTTTTCACGGCTTTTGAGTAACGGAAAACACGGAAGGTACTCGTCGTGTCCCAAGAGTTCACACATTTTGTATAAAACAAATGAATAACTCAAAAAATTTTTACGGTTTGTAGGTTTGTGCTTCTCGAACGGTGCTTGAATCGCATGAAACATGAGTCGGAGTTTGTCTTCAAGCGCTTGAGGCATCGTTGGAGGAGTGATACCGCTCAGTGTTGTTGCTATATATGGAACGTGTTCATAGTATTTCGAGTACCCGAGCTTTTTCAAAAGAGCTTTGACCTTTTCATGCGTAATCTCGGAAAGTTCCTTTACCTTTTGCTTTCGAAATTCAGAACGAAGTTTTGAAATGACGTCTTCAGGAACGTGTGTCGACTCTTTGGCTTGAAATTGACTAATCCATTCGTTAAAGTGATTCTCACGTTTGTATGAATATACGACGTGTTTCTCAAGGTCTTGTTCCTCCTTGAACCCCACCTCGTCTCCGAGAATATATTCAACTGTACCACACTCTTTGCAAATCTCCTCGGAAACAGTCTCGTCAAACACGCGTGTATACTTTTTTCCACATGATAAACACGGTTTCTCGTGAATATCCGCTTTACACGTCCCGTCCCATGCACCTTCAACGTCTCGGAGATACTTTTTATATATATCGTTTCTTTGAACACCCTTTTTCGAAGCTACTTTCAAGTTTGCAATCGTTTGTGTCGACTCTGTTTTTTCCGTTTCGCTCGTATATTCCTTTATTATCGGAACACACGAGAGAAGGTACTCTGCCAACTCATCTTCAGACTTGCACGCCTTTATTCGCTCAACGTACCTTGCTTCCATTCTATTTTTAGATTACAAATATTTTAAGTCTCAATTTTTGGTGCTAAATAGAACTTCAGGTCTCCAAGATTTGCAATTGTGTACCTGAAAACAATTGGCATATTCTCATTCTCAGAGTCTTGCATAAGCTGAACACTTGCGCACATGTTCGTCGCCTTTGTGAACAGGGTTATGTATTTGAGACTGAACGTACTTCCCGTACGATTGACGTGCTCTGGAAACTCGATGATCGTCTTTTGATCTGCAAAGTCGCCTTTACAGCTGAGCTCGAGCGTGTTTCCTTCACGAATGATATCCATCTCGGTTGAGAGGTTTCCCATATCGCGAGTAATGCGCTGAAAGTCGATGGATGGAAGCGTCGTCACGACGTTCATATGAATATCCGGAAACTCGAGCAAGTCCTCGTTAATGTCTAGAAGTTTCAGTTTGAAACTCGTCGATGATTTCTTTTCAGGATTTTCAATGAAAATATCCATAAACTCTCGGCCTTCAATACGGACAAAGAGCGTGTCTTGTCCACTCACGGACTTGAGGAGTTTGTACATGTTTGCCATGTTGACACCGGCAATAATGTCCTGGGTACACTCGTACTCCTCAAAGTTCTCAGCTGCAAGCTCCATGTGTACGAGGGTCACACGTGCCGTATCCAGGGTCAGGATACGGATACCCTTCTCAGTAAAGTACACGTTCACATCATTGATGATATCCTTGAGAACCTCAAATATCGACTTTATGGCCGATGCTTGGATCGTGCGAAAATGCATCTTACGTCATTTCGCGCATCAATTCTTTAAGAGCGCTTTGTTTGGTATGCATCCTGAACGTTTGCGCTAATCTTCGCCTCCAATTCAGGTGTTAAAATGGGCTGGAGAGACTCGCCATACTTGTCAAGCTCAAAGAGACTGGGATTGTCTGATCCGTCAAGGTTCTGACACAGACCCCCGCTACAGTCCCAGGACTCAAAGTCTGTTGGAATCATGGAGACAAGCCATGCCTTGACTTCAGCACCGACACACATCTTTCCTTCGTTCGTCACAAGAGTAGGGACGCGCGTAATCTTTTTGGATGGGACTCCGTCCGTCGTCACGTTATGAAACCGTATAATCTCTATGAGTGCAGGCTGGGTCTTAATAAAGCCTATAATTTCCTGTGAAAATTTGCACCTGTCTGAATACACCAGGAGTGCCATCTATTGTAGGGTGAGGAGTTTTGGGGAGGCCAGATGGCGCAGCTCTGGCCCGAGAACGCAGTTCTCAGTCCTGGTCGCAGCTCTGACCCCGGCACCGGCCCCTAGCCCTTTTTTGTTGCCTAAGAGTAATGAAGGACATTGTGATCCTGGTTCTAGTTCTTCTGATCCTCTTTTTTGTATGGAATGGGCGGCGGTCTGCGACATATGCAGCCGGTGATATCAACCTCACAGCTCCCGTGCCACCCATCGTGGTTCAAGCCATTATCGAAAAGGTCCAGTCCATGAAGCCTGACCTTGCACCCATTGATACAGTCTTTGTAAATATTCAACCCGATGGGTCTTACAAGTCGCGTATCATGTTCTACAATACCAAGCACTTTTTCGGAACCCAGTACGATATCAGTGCGAAAGTTGCTGAAGACGGGTCTGTAAGTGTTCTGGATATCGGTGACTCTGCAACCATCGACCCAACCTATGGATACAAGCCAGACGTGTATCAGCCTTGGTCCGACGTCCAGAAGAACCTCGACACGCAGTTTGCCGGTGCGCTCAAAGGGTACAAGAACCAGCCGCCCCAACCAAACCTCGTGAACCCAAGCCAGGCGTACTCTCAGGGTATGCTTGAAACCGAGACGAACCTCCAAACGCGCTCGTAATTTTCATCAATATTCCCTGGGTAGTACAGGGGCAAAATGATATCGGCAAAGCAAATAGCCGCTCTTGAAAAGAAAAGAGACGAGGCTCGAAAAGAGTATTACAAGGCTCTTCTTGAACAATTTTGTCGCAAAATTAAGGCATCTGTTGAGCGAGGCGAGCGTTACGCCATTCTCACCGTTCCCACGTTTCTTGTTGGGTTCCCCAGGTACGACTTGTCTACGACTGTTATGTACATGTGTCGCCAACTCCAACGACTCGGGTACATCGTAAACCTCGTGGGCCCGTTGGACATCCGTGTTCAATGGTCCAATGTAAAACCTGAAGAGGAACTCGAGATGCAAGAACCCGAGGTGTTTTTACCAAGTCTTGCAAACCTCAAAAAGACTGCTGAGAAACTCAGAGTCACAAAAAAGAAATAAAGCTTCAAACGCTTCAATTTTTAATGGAAGTTTCAGTCCAACTTGTGTGTCCTTGTCGTCCCGGATTTTGTTATAAAAATGCCATTTCACTTGCTCAACATAAACGATCCAAGATACACAAGGCATGGGAAGCTCTTCAGGAAAACAAACAGGACAAAATACGTTCAAAACAATTTGAAAACGAAATTGAGAGACTCAAGGCTCGTCTTGTACACAAGGAACAAGTCGAGGTTGAGCTCATTGCTCGTATATTCCAACTCGAACGCGAGCGGGACTATTGGAAGGAACAACTAAATGGGGTGTACGTTAATTAAGCAGTGAATAATTCTACATAGGTATTACAGATGGACCTTCTGAACGAGTCTGAGCGACGGTTCACCAAAAAGTTGTGCGACGCTATGATTCCCGTAATGATTGAAGCATTCTGGGAAATATGGCTCGAGGCCAAGAAAGAGTCCCAGGGGAAGAATACGACCCGTGTGTTCCAGGAGCTCCTGAGAGGCGTCAAGACTTGGAACTCTTCAATTTCACTCAAAAATACAGATGCGATCATCAAGAACCAGCCTTTGTTCCCCAACTTGCTCGCAGCCGTCTTTGTGATTCACGTCAAGATTCTGAGTGCTATCCGAACGGACAAGAAAACCAAGAAAATCAGTATCAAGTTGCCCGCCAATGACGTGTTTGTTCAGCGGTGTTACGAAGCCTGTGCCAAGGACCTCTACGAGAACCCCAGCATCATCGTGGACCAAAAGCCTGAGGAGGAACGGAACAACAATTTGAACGAGCGATTTAACAAGAGAATTTGCGTCGTCATCGAAGACCTCATTCCAACCGCCGAGATTCTCAATACGTATCTCCCTTTGCCCAACGCAGGCGAAGACCTCGATATGATGCATGAAGACGAAGACCCAGAAGGTGACGATGACGTTCCAGACCTCATGGAAGAGGACGTTCCGAATGGAACGTCCGACCCCATCGTAGACGACCCATCCTCCCTACCTCAAAATACAGGGGGGAACATGGAGTTTGGAAAGACTCCGGGAGGTGTAGACACAATGGTCACGGTCAACAACTCAACAACACCGCCAAGCGTTCCAGGGGCGACGCCTGCCCCGACCGATGACGGAGAGTCCCTGTTCCCAGACGCGCCAACAAAAATACAAAAATTAAACCATACGTAATAGCAGATGGACCAGTACTTTCGTGAGCCATTGAGCGCCGCAGTCATTGCAGTAGCCGTTGTCGTTGCATACGTCTATATTCGTGCAAAAATGAATAATGAAGAAAAATTGAAAAATTCAGACTATTTCAAGCCTGCCTTTTTGGTTGGTATTCTCGTGTACTTCATCGTCAGTCAAGGTCAAGGGGACTCTGGTCCGGTGTTGAAAGAGCCTTTTTAGTAAACAACTTAAGGAACTGCGTTCCTTAACTTACTATAATGACCACCGTCAAGGCGTTCGATGAGATGATGACTCAGTTCATCGGGGAAATTGCACACACCTTCCCCGATGAGTCTCCCAAGGTGCCCGTTTCGTGTTCCGATTTTATGCGTACAATTGCCCCATGGGTCACTCAGATGACGGCACGCGACGATGCATTCTTTTGCGAGGAGAACGCACTCGCAAAGGCTCTTGACCTTCATACCATCTGGAAACGCGAGGACTGTTCTCAGGCGACAAAGCAGGCGATTTGGCAATACCTTTCGTCCATGTATATGATTGCAACGACGCTTAGCATGTTCCCCGCAGAGACTCTAAGCGCGATCGAAGCTGCTGCCGAGTCGTGTGCAAAGAAAATGAAGGTTGGCCCAAACGGTCAAATTGATGAGGCGAC